GCGCCGACCCTTGCCAGCAAGTCGGCCACAGTCCATACCTAACAAACGCAAGACGTCTGTTAGGATGATGAGATGACGTACACCGTCCACCCTCACGGGTGCTGTGTGCGGCCATGAAATAGAACAAGCCTGCTCTCCCGGCCAAGGAAAAAGCAGGCTCGTTCGTGTGTCAGACAACCAGTTCGTTTCACTTCGTGGAAGGAGCCACGCACCGATGTCCGTAGGAAATCTATACCCTCTGGCCGAGGCCAGGGGCAAATGGACCTCCATAGGCCGCCCGCTGCGGCCATTTCTTGCCGCCCCGGCTCTCTCGCCGGGTGCCTTCACCTCGAGGAGCAGCGTCCATGATGCTTCGTGAACTGGTGGACACCTTGCGCGCCGAGGGCATCCAAGCCCGGCCATATCAGATCCATCACGGCATCGCCGTGGGACACCTCCCACGCCCCCCCGTGGTGTCTGGGCGGTTCGTGTTCGGCAAGCGGGATGTGGCAGCGTGCCGCACCTATCTGGCATCCCCACCCAAGCCCGGCAGGAAGCCGTGCGCCACCGAGGAGCGATGATGCTCACACGCGCCACCGGCATCCTGCCGGTTCAGCCCGAGAACGTCCCCGCCGCCATGCGTGAGGCTCCACGCTGGGTGTGCTGGAAAACCAAGTCCAAGACGAGGAGGGACGGCACCGAGTATCTCGACAAGATGCCGGTGAACGCCAGCAACCCAAGCGCCTCGGCCAAGACGAACACGCCTTCAACGTGGGGCTCGTTCACCTCGGCGGTGGGGAGCCTCAAGCGGCCCGGCGTGGCTGGCATCGGGTTCTGCCTGAACGAGGGATGGCTTGGCATCGACTTGGATGCCGTTCGTGATCCCGCCACCGGGATGCTCGAGCCCGCCGCCGAGGCCATCGTGGAGAAGTTGGCCACCTACGCCGAGGTGAGCCCGAGTGGAACCGGCGTGAAGCTCATCCTGCGTGGGAGCGTTCCCGTGGGGCACAAGGGCAAGGCCGATGGCATGGATGTGGAGATTTACGGGGCCGACTCCCTGAACGGCAGCGGCCGCTACTTCACGATCACCGGCCATCGGTATGAGGCCGCCCCCGCCGAGGTGGCCGAGCTGGACGAGGAGCGGAGCAGGGAGGTGATGCGGTTGTGGAACCAGCTCCACGCCGAGACGGTGAAGCGGAGTGAGAAGAGGTGGAAAGGCCCCACTGCGGCCACGCTCCCCCTGGCCGATGAGCCGGCCCCGGCTCCCGCCTCGGCCTCCCCTGCTGCGGTGAGTGACGAGGAGGTTGTGGAGGTTGCCCACCGACTCATCCCCGGCTTTCCGGCCCTGTGGGACGGCAGCAACGATGCTCACGAAAACGATCCCTCGAGGGCTGACTTGGCCCTGGCCAGCCATCTTGCGTTCATGTGCGGCCCCGGTGAGGTGAACCGGGTGATGAGGCTCATGCTCGCCAGCAACCGCAAGCGGGAGAAGTTTGACGATCACGCCTCCTACCTTGAACGCACCATCGAACGAGCCTATTCGACGCAGTCCAAGTTCTTCGATTGGAAAGGCCACGCCCGGCAAGCCAAGAAGGCCGCCGAGGAGCTGGAGCGTGTGGCCGCTGTCGTGAAGGCCGCCACCTCCTCGGGCGTGCGCGGCCCTGTCGATCTCGCCAATCCATCGACATGGGACGAGGTGAGTTGTGCTCGCCGGTTTGCCAAGGAGTTCCGTGGCCGCCTGCGGTTCGTGACGCAGTGGCGGAAGTGGGTGTCGTGGGACGGCAAGCGGTGGAGAGCTGACGAGGGTGCCGGTGCCATCCATGCGGCCAAGAAGCTCCTTGATGCCCTGTGGATGGAGCTGCTCCGGCTCCCCGATGGCAAGGGGAGGGCCGCCGCCATGCGGTTCGTCACCGGCATGGGACAGGCCAGGCGCCTCCAGGCGGTGGTATCCCTGGCCTCCACGGAACCGGCCATGCGGATCGACGCCGAGGAGCTGGACAACCACCCGTATCTCCTGAACGTCAGCAACGGCACGCTGAACCTGCTCACTGCCACGCTCGAGCCTCACGCCCCGGAGCAGCTCATCACGCAGGTGGCCGATGTGGCGTGGAATGATTCCGCCCGCTCCGAGCTGTGGGAGCGGTTCGTCATGGAGGCCACGGGCGGGGATGTGGAGCTGGCACAGTTCCTTCAGCGTAGCGCCGGCGTGGCCCTCTCGGGGAGCGTGAGGGATGAGCTGCTGTGGTGCCACTACGGTTCAGGTGCCAATGGGAAGTCCACCTACCTCGATGGCCTGCGGTTCATGCTTGGCGATTACGCCGACATCGCCCCGCCCTCCTTCCTGGCTATGCGGCATGGTGAAGCTCATCCCACCGAGCTGGCATCCCTTCACGGCAAGCGGCTGGTGGCCGCCATCGAAATGGAGGCCGGATCACGGATGCGTGAGAGTCTGGTGAAGTCCCTCACGGGTGGCGATTCGATCAAGGTTCGCCGGATGCGGGAGGATTTTTGGAGCGTCAAGCCAACGTGGAAGCTCCATGTCAGCTTCAACGATGCTCCTCGAGTGAACGGCACCGATGATGGCATCCGCCGCCGTCTCCGCATCGTGCCGTGGAAGCAGTCATTCACCGGATCACGCCGAGATTCCACGCTGAAGGAGCGGCTGTGTTCCCCCGAGGAGCGGAGCGGCATCCTCATGTGGTGTCTGGTGGGTTTCGCAGCGTGGCAGGTGGCGGCCGTGGGGGAGCCCGATGTGGTGATGGCATCCACCGCCGAGTTTGCCAGCGGCCAGGATGTTGTCGGGCAGTTCATCACCGAGCGGTGTGAGCAGGGGAACAAGTTCCTTGTCGAGTTTGGCCAGTGGCAAGCGGCGTTCACTCACTGGATGAAGGAGCGTGGAGATCACACCCACCAGTGGACGCAAAACCGCCTGTCTGAAGAGTTGTGCCGGCGTGGGTGCGTGAAGCTCCCACGGCAGACGAGCGGCCCCTACCGGGGGAAGGCCGTGTACCAAGGCATCGGCCTCCTGTCCCACCGCCACGTTGACGAGGAGTGAGCATGAAGAAGCCCAACGAGCCCCCCGCCGCCAATGCGATGTTCGCCACCGCCGTGGCCTCGGGGTATGGCGTGAAGGAGGCCGCCCGCATTGCGGGGCTGAAGGAGAGAACCGCCTACAGGCGCCTCGGGGAGCGTGAAGCCCGGCGTGAGCTGGCCCTGAAGAAGGCCGAGCTGTGTGAGGTGGCCGCTGCCCGTCTCCGTGTGGCCACGCTGAAAGCCATCGCCACGGTGGAGGAGCTGCTTGACGACAAGGATTCCAGGGTGAGGCTGGCCGCCGCCAAGGCCGCCGTTTCGATGGCCAGGGAGCTGAACGAGGAGGCCAAAGGCCATGCGTTCAATGCCATGAACCTGACGAACCACAACGATCACGGCATCGACGTCGATGCCCTCGAGGTGAGGATGGTGAGCATGGAGGCCGTGGAGGAGGCCCTGGCCGCTAACCGCCTCACGGCCGAGGCCCTGGCCATGAACCGGATCACCACCGAGGACATGGCCGCCCTGGCCTCCACACGGGGTAGGTGAGGCCGAGACTGCCGTGGAGTCACCGCCGGCCCTGTCGGGCGTGAGCGGCCCTCCTGTGGCCTCCAGCGTGTCATCCCCGCCCATCGGGCCGAGGGATAGGTTCTCCCGCCAGCTCTCCCCGGTGTGGCCGCTGCGATCCGCCAAGGAAAACCACAGTCCTTAGCCACCCATCGGGGTGGATTCGTGCGCTGACTGCGCTGGCCTTCCTCAAGTGGGCGCAAGTGGGCGCACTCTCAATTTCCGAGGTAAGTGAAGCTGGAAACCTCGTTTTTGCGCTGACTGCGCTGACTGCGCCCACTATACCCGTATGAACATGTCAACCATTTCATAGGATTCTCTCATGTGGTGCTATGCGGACATAGTGGGCGCAGTGGGCGCAGTCAGCGCAAAACAGGGTTTCCTACTTCACTCCCCGTTTTCGTGTGTGCGCTGACTGCGCCCACTTGCGCCCACCTTGGCATGAGCCGTGGCAGACGTTCCGGTTCATTCCTGGCCGGTTCAGCCCCATTCCGGCCCTGAACGCCCCTGCGTGGCCGATGCCCCAAGGAGCAGCCGCCGATGGATCGAAAACGGGGGGGGTAGGTCTGTTTTTCCTCGGCTCAATCAACAGGAAACCCTAGGCCCACTTCGCGCGTGTTCGTGGTGGGTTTTCAAAAATCGGCATCCCCGTTTTTCACCTCCTCGGCCAGGCGGTGGTGGAAAGTGGGAACCGTGGTTCCACTCCTCCTCCTCGAGCGTGGATGTGCCGGCCCTGGCCGAGGTGTTCAAGGCCGAGCGGTCTGAAGGCCGATGCGTTTGCAAGCGTGCAAGTGAGCGCTTGCATATTGCAATTCACCTCGAGGAGCGCGGCCATGAGTCTTGTTGTGGCGATGCTCGCCCGAAAAGGCGGGGTGTCGAAAACGACAACGGTGTTGAACCTCGCCGGGGCCGCCCTGAACGACGGGGCCAAGCGTGTTGTGGTGATCGACATGGATTCCCAATGCACACTGTCCAAGGCGCTCCTCGGGCCACAGGTGGTGGAGCAGCTCCGTTTGGATACCACCGTCCAGGCCGTGGCCGAGCGAACGAAGTCAGCGGGGGAGGTGGTGCGTTCGACGTCCGTGCCCGGTCTGCTGATCGTGCCATCCCACCCCGAGCTGCGGGTGCCGGCCGATGGAGCCCTCCACCTCTCGGGCTTGGATGCCGACTTGGTGCTGATCGACACCCCGCCGGATGTTCGAGACAGCTCCATCCGGTGTGCCCTCATGGCCGCCCACACGGTGGTGAGCCCCGTGGTGCCCGAGAGCTGGGGATTGCAAAGCGTTCCGGCCGTTCAGCAGTTGCTCATGGGCACCGGCATCGTGAGCAACCAGCGGTTGATTTTCGCCGGGTGGCTACTGTCGATGGTTCAGCGTGTGGGCATGCACGCAGTGTGTGAGGACACCATGCGCCGGCTCCACGGTGCCACGGTGTTCGACACCACGATCCCGGCATCCGTGGTGTTCAAGGAGGCCAGCGCTGCCGGCTTGCCGGTGACGCACCACGCCCCGAAATCCGCCGCCGCCAAGGCAGTCCGCGCATGTTTCGGTGAGCTGCTTGAACGAGTCCAGAAGCACGTTGAACGGGAGGCCGCATGATGAGCAAAACCGCACACCTTGCCCGCCTCCTCGGCGGCCGTCTCGAGGGTGATGCCGCTGTGGTGGCCTCCCGCCCCGGCTCCCAATTGCAATGTGCAAGACGCATCCCCGTGGCCACGATCTCGGCCGATCCCAACCAGCCACGCAAGGTGTTCGATGCCGAGGAGCTGGCCGCCCTGGCCGGGAGCCTGCTGACGCATGGCCAGCGCCAGCCGATCACCGTCCGGTTGAACGCCGAGGCCAACGGCTACATCGTTATCAGCGGTGAGCGTCGGCACCGAGCTGCCATGAGAGCGGGGCTCGAGTTCCTCGACTGCGTGGTGGACGAGGGGAACATTCCCGCCGACAGGATGCTCGAGCTACAGGTGGTGGAGAACGCCCTGCGCGCCGACTTGTCAGCGGTGGAGCAGGGAGCAGCGTTCAAGCAGCTCATGGTGGCGTGGGGATGTTCGCAGCAGGAGGTGGCCGCCCGCCTCCATGTCAGCCCGTCCAAGGTGAGCCGTGCCCTGGCCGCCCTGGCCCTCCCCGAGAGCGTTCAGACTGCCGTGGCCGCTGGTGAGCTGGGTGGCATGGCCGCCGTGGTGAAGGCCAGGCGCAAGGCCACCACGAAGAAGCGGAAGCCCGCCGGCTCCACCGTCCGCATCAACACCTCGGCGGGTGTGGTGGCGGTGACACTGAAGCCAGGGAAGTCAGTGATCGACGCCCTGGCCGAGGCTGTGGATGTGGAGCGCCGGCGTTCGGCAGCGTGACGAATTGCAATGTGCAATTCACCTCGAGGTGAGGGGGGGCAAAATCCTTGCGGTCCCCGCCGAGACAAACCGTTCGTCTTAGGATTCCAAGCGCGGCCGCAGGTTTTCGGCCCCCCCCTACGCTGGCCGTTTTTCAGGGGTGTCGTGAGCCGGCTTGGCGGCTGAACGGCCGGTAGAACGCATCCTGTGCCTGCCATTTCCGGCATGCGTGTGGATGCCGATGCCGGGGAGGGTGTTCGATGGCATGGGCGCCACCTCGGGCATAAACCGTTCAGTGTCGCTCCCGGCGTGTGGCCGCGAAACGCATCATCGCTTTTTGGCCACCGGGGGGAGGGGGGGAAAAGGTTCGGCAACGACGAACCTTCAGACCGCACGTTCCCCGAGGCGCACGCTCCCCCCGAATTGGCTTTTTTGCTCCCGTTGAAGTCTCCATCGGCCTCCATCCGATTTACCTTGACGGGCATCAAGGCTAATCGTATGATGGTGAGACGACAGTGAACGATGGGGAACCGAGGGGGAGAGAACGATGAAGGCCGCCACGAAGTTCGTCAGCTACTTCCGAGTCAGCACCAAGCAGCAGGGTGCCAGTGGCCTTGGGCTCGAGGCGCAACAGGAGGCCGCCCGCCGCCACCTCGAGAGCGTGGGGGGCAAGGTGGTGGCCGAGTTCGTGGAGGTTGAATCCGGCAAGGGAACCAAGAAGCGGGTGAAGCTCATCGCCGCCCTGGCCCACTGCCGAGCTGCCAAGGCCACGCTGCTGGTGGCCAAGCTGGACAGGCTTTCCCGCAACATGGCCTTCCTGTCGGCCCTCATGGAGAGTGATGTGCCGTTCGTCTGCTGCGACAACCCACACGCCTCACAAATCACGCTCCATGTCCTGGCCGCTGTGGCGCAGCAGGAAGCCACGGCCATCTCCATCCGCACCATCGACGCCCTGGCCGCCGTCAAGCGGCGTGGCGTGAAGCTGGGGAGCGCCCGCCGAGGCCACTGGAATGGCACCGTAGCCGGCTCCAACGAGCCCCGTGTGGATGCTCGCCAGCGTGGGGCCGAGAAGGGGAACGAGGAGTCAGCCGCCGCCCGCCACACCCTGGCCAAGGTTCATCACGCCGCCGTGATCGGGGAGGCCGCCCGCCACCGCGCCTCGGGCATGAGCTGGCCCGGCGTGGCCGCCGCCCTGAACGACGCAGGGTTCACCACCCGCCGTGGCAACGAGTGGAACGCCGCCCGCATCCATGAGGTGATGAAGGTGTTCGGGGCCGAGCTGATAAGTCAGTGCCGTTGAAGTTCAGCTCCGCGCTGAAGATGCTCGCCAGTGCATGAACGGGGCCGAAAAATAGGCTCCCTGCGCCGACCCTTGCCAGCAAGTCGGCCACAGTCCATACCTAACAAACGCAAGACGTCTGTTAGGATGATGAGATGACGTACACCGTCCACCCTCACGGGTGCTGTGTGCGGCCATGAAATAGA